TCTTACACCTTGACATATACAAGCGTCTCTTGTTTGCGGCATTATCGTGTTCGTTTACCCATACAGATATCCTATGACGTTTTACGTGCAAATGATTGTCTTCGAATCTACAATCGGGAGCAAAATCAACATCTTCCCCAAGGATCTCTACGAATTTTTGTTTAACACTCTCAATCGAATCGAAATATCCGAAAGATTGAACATTCGAGTCGAAGTAACGGCAATATTGAATTTCAAACATAGTTTATACTTATATCATAGATTTCTAGTAACCATTTTCGAATATTATTTATATGACATAAACTAGTCAAGATGAAGAAAAGTTTCAATGTGGATCTCTTAAGACAAAAATACAACAGTGAGGTCTCATCAATGTATCAACATCTGCGTGTATTACACGGAAATTCAAATATTACTTTGAAATCCAAATTTTGTGAAATCTTTGGGTGGAATTGGAAGGATCTTTTTGAGAACCTGTGTTCTAATGTGAATCTCATCAACCATAAGCGTATTCCTATCGTCGTCTATTACGAAGACAACGAAGGAATCAAAGGATTTTGTGTATTAAATGTTCATTTAGATTGTGCAGAAATTCTCTGGTTTTGTTCTTACGAACAAAGAAATGGGTTTGGCTCTATACTTTGGGATCATGTTGTGGAATTCATCAAAATGATCGGAAAATCCATTATATTTGTGCACTCGACAGAGGATTCCCTGATATTTTGGATCAAACGAAGAAATGTGAGATGTGTTTGTAATCAATACGGAATCGTCGAGAATAAGTGTAAGGAAATTTGTAATCGAATGGGAATAAAAGTCATGAATAACATAGAAATTTCTCCATATAGAAAATATTACAAAACTAGCAAGTTTCTATGGGATTATCAATCGAATGAATCGAAATACGTGATAATCGATTTATACTCTTGAAAAAATGAAAAATGATTCACAAATGATATTCAAGTCTATATTGAAAAATGTATGAAGATTTGATAAATTCGTTCAAAACTTCGGTATCCGTCAAAGAGAAAGATGAAACTTCGAACAGATTCTGCACACATTGTAACGAGCATGGTGTTTTGAATGGTAATGTATACGAGTGTCCATCTTGTGGCCAAGTATTGAATGAACTTTTCATCAACACTGATGTTGATTGGACTGACTATAATTCAACCGGTGATTTTACAATGTCTAACGCAAGGGCAACAAGTATTGATACGTATATGCCCCAAGTTTCAATGAGCACTTCGATGATTGGAGCTTCTTCTATCAGTGATTATCGTCTCAAAAAAGTCCATAAATGGATTTCAATGCCGTATCGCGAAAAATCTTTGAGCAAAGTCTTCAAACTAATCAATCATAAAATCAACGAAGCAAATCTGAATAAGAATGTTTTGAATACATCTAAAGCATATTACAATAAAATTTCCATGTTATCATCAACTCGAGGAATGATACGTCAAGGCATGATTGCTTCTTGCGTTTATACTGCGTGTAAATCTTGTAATTGCCCTAGGTCCCCAAGTGAGATTGCAATCTTGTTTGATATGAAAAAGAGTGATTTTTCCAGAGGTCTTAAAAGGTTTGGCGAAATATTCAGGCGACTTGGTATCAACAATGACAAAGAAATTCAGAATTTGAACAGTTATTTTGATAGATTTATCAATAGACTTGCCATAAAACAGAAGTTGAATGAAAAAGACGAAAAGAGTTTACAGCAAGAATGCTTCAATCACCCAATGTTTAACATCAACGGAAATTACATAACAAATATTGCACTAATCATATTGAATTGCTCATTGAAACTCGAATTGAACATTGAAATTGACGATGTCGCAGATGTTGCGCAAGTATCGAAATTCACAATATCTAAACACTTTAAGGAAGTATGTCAAGAATTCAAGTGTGTTTGAACTTTACATTGTATTTTTCGGTGACTTCCGTATCAACTTTTCTTGTGTTTCCACCCATGATGTAACTATAGACTCTTGCATACGCCCAAGACTCTGGTGTTTGGTTTGGACGACTTCCACCTGTGAAATAAGCCGCAGCACCTTTATTGTAAACCTCTTTTAAAGCCTTTTCGGAGATCCCTGAAACCTTTGATATGTTTTTTAAAGTCTTTCCGCCTTTCAATTTTGCGATTTCATCACCATATTCGCGATCGAATTTAGCTGTCCACGTCGATTTTCTTGCTTTTCTTGATTTGATCTGCGGTCTCTTTTTCCCTTCGAAAATTGATTTGATCTGTTTTTTCAAATCACTTCCTTTCAAATTACTCAAGTACCTCTTAGGCAATCGTCGAGTTTTCCCTTTGTATGAAATAAGTGTGTTATTGAACCTCATTTTATTATATACACATAATAAAATGAAATTATTGTCCATAGATGTTGGCATCAACAATCTATCATACGTAATAATGAGTATCAATTCAGAAGATAATTTCACTATACAAACTTGGCAAAATCTCGATATCAATCGTAACTTTGAAGACCTTCATTACGTCTCTTCAAAATACCTGCATTTATCCAAGCCGGAGTTGATTGAATGTTGTTCTATTAACGAGATTGAACTTGACGAGAAAGAGACGTCAAAAGTTATCAAGGAGAAAATCAAAAGTCTATTGAAACTCAAAAATATCAAGAAGACAAATCAAATAGATTACAAAAAAACCCTTGTTAATCTCAAGAAACATTTCGATGAGATTCCGATTGACAAAATGACGCACATTGTTATCGAGAATCAACCAGTATTGAAGAATCCTAAAATGAAATCGATACAAATGATTCTGTTTACTTACCTTCAATTGAAATTTCCTGAGATCAATGTTGAATTCATCAATGCCGGAGAAAAATTGAAATATTGTAAGAAAAGGAGTCTTATTGAATCTATTCCAAGATCTTATAAGGAAAACAAGAAAACATCTATCGAAGTTGTGTCGAAATTAATAAGAGACGTGTCAGAACTTTCAAACAAATTCGAGATCGAAAAGAAAAAGGATGATCTTGCAGATGTTGTTTTACAAGGACTTGCGTATCATTCAATCAAGTGCGTTTAAAAACATATAAAAATAAACTATCAACTTATAATACAAACTATGTCCCTCGACGAACTGAATGTTGAAGAAATTAATTTTGACGTAGGCCTGATGAATGACCAACCAAATGACGAAGATAACGAGTTCGATCTTTTGATAGATCCTGGAAAATCTCGCCCTGCATCACCCGAAAACAATGTAGAAATGACTGTATCAAACGACATTCCTTTCAAAAGTATCGATACTAAAAAAGATGATGACGATATCAAAATAAATTTTTCAGTCGAGAGAGAAAACGACTCTACTTCGGCGTTCAAACCTGCGTTTCAGCGTGCTCAAGAGATTGGATCTCGCCCAGTTTATCATACCGAGAATAACGCTGAAAAGCAAGATTTACTGTTCAAGCTCAAGCGTCTTGAGTCCAAGGGAATTCCTTTAAGTAAGCATTATTCTAGACATGATTCGGTTATTGAAATGCGCGACGAATACGAGCGTATTAAATCGCAGCGCGATCTCGAGGCCTCTATTAAGTTTCAGCGAAAGACACTTATGATGGCAACAAGCGGCACAGAATTTGTGAATAAAAGATTTGATCCGTTTGGTCTTAAACTTAATGGCTGGTCCGAGAGCGTAGGCGAGGGTATCGATGATTATGATGATGTATTTGAAGAGCTACATGAAAAGTACAAGGGCAAGGCTCAAATGGCTCCTGAGATCAAACTAATGATGATGATTGGAGGTTCTGCAGCGATGTTTCATATGTCCGCCAAGCTTTTTGGTAACTCCGACCAGAATGTCCAGGATATCATGAAAAATAACCCAGATTTGAAACGTCAGTTTGCGGAGGCGGCAATCCGAAATGAATTAAACAATGGTAATCAGAATCCATCTTACAATGATCAGCCTATCGCCAAACCTTCATTCGATCCCGATGAAACGGTTATGGCTCCTCCAGATGATGTAGATATTGACCGTATTTTAAGATCGATCGATCAGATTTCACCATCCGATCCCGAACCAGTCAAGCCTATATCCAAAAATGTTGAACCCGTCGTTTCTAAGAAAAAGCGTGGGCGCCCTAAGAAAGTTCGCCCCGAAACCAAGAGTTTCGCTTTAAACATTTAATAGAGATTTGCGTTTGAAACATAATCTAAAAATATTTCATTGAACTAATGGAATTTTATACACAACTCGAGAAAATTGAGAAGATGATCGAGATTAAGACTCAGTTGCAAGTTTATGGTCTATCCAACCACGAAAACATGAAAAAATTTGATGAAATCGTTCAAAAGTATGTGAAAGATGGCGAAGAATTCACGGGAAAAATAAAATTACATGGAACGAATCGAATCATGAATATAAAATTTAGAAATAAGAAGAAATGGTCGATTGACTGTCATCTTCTGTATGATAAAAATGCTTAATTCAAGTAAGAATCCAAATTTACAATACACACAAAACTACACACAAAACTACACACAAAACTACACACAAAACTACACACAAAACTACACACAAACCTACACACAAAACTACACACGAAACTGCAAAAAAGAAAAAATGGCAAAAATTATTACTTGATTATTATATATACAATATAATATACATATCAATTGAACAAGCAAAAATGTCATTTGGATGTGAGAATAACGAGTCGATCGATTCTTTCTTAGATACGCAAAAGCAGAAGCGAACGTCAAATATTGACGGTATGCGGACGCCTGAAAGGCAGACTACTCGCAACGAAGAACGACTGAAAAGTGTGCTATTGCGCCCGTCTAAGGTACTTCTCTCTCAGCAAGTTTCGCTGGATTACGATGACCCTCGTTTTATTGAGTAATTTATTATACTAATAAAACCTATGTTGGATTTCCCAGTTATTCACTGGTTTTTTTGTTATGCGCCCCAAAAAAGTAAAAATGATATGAATTTTTTATATATGTGAGTGCTAAGTAAGAATACAAGATAATCATATGATGTTCGATAGGAACTTTCTCGTTTACCGGAGGTATTTGCGTTTGAAAGCAAAACGAATCCTGACCGATGATTTCATCAAAACGAGCGCAATTCCACTGATCTCTGATGCTACAGTCATTGATATGAACTCACACGGTCACCCTAATGTTGAGTATACGCTTCTTACTCATAGCGAATACTATATTTTGACGTTCATCTTAATACGTCTGTTACAATATTTCAAGAAGACCAAAAAGTAGAATCATCTTGTCTTTTGAATCGATCAAATTCTTTTCTAGTTTTTATATATTTTTAAAATAAATATGAAAATCTTATATCTTGTCTTAAATATATCATACGCAAATATAACATACGCATTAACATTCCTATCCCGCTCAAATCATAAAAAACCAAAGTCAGGAAAACCAGAATACAAAGAAGATATAGGAGCTTGGGTTCCAGTTGCTTCAATTTCTGCGTTTGACAAATTAGAAACACCCCAAAAACTAGAATTATTTGGATCCGATTATGTGTTTTGGAATAAAGATAATGTATGGTCTCTTCAAAAAGATATTTGTCCACATCGTTTTGCACCGCTTTCACAAGGTAGAATAGAAGGAAATTGTATTCAATGTCCGTATCACGGTTGGGAATTCAATTATAATGGTAGTTGTGCTAAAATACCACAACTTGAAGATATGCCACCTAATTCTATAACATTATCGACGATACCCCTATTTATAACACATGATCTTATATGGGGTTTTTTCGATTTCAATATAACTGGTGAATTTGGATTGAAAAGTTATACGCCTGACAAACAATATCCTAATTTAGAACTTACAAAAGACCAAAAATTCTTTACAAGAGAACTACCATATTCTTTTGATATATTGATTGAAAATTTTATGGATCCATCTCATATTCCATTCGCTCATCATGGATTACAAGGGAAAAGAGAGGATGGTTGTCCAATAAAAATGGAGTCTTATATTCAAAATGAAACACACCTCGAAGTATTGTTCAAAGATACTGTAAATAGTAAAAATCGTACCGGCATTGTATCTTTTCAAAGACCGGCTCGTTATCATTATAGAACTATTCGAGAAAACGGTGAATACAAAATAAATATCGAAATCTATGTCGTTCCTGTTCGTGAAGGAAGAACACGTGTATTTATGTCAAGTCCGTTTTCAAAAGGTATTGTGCCTACATGGATAGTTCATGCTATGTCAAATAGATTTCTTAATACAGATATATGGCTTCATGATGCTGAAATAGAACTTCGAAAAAATGAAAATGGAGATAAAGCATATACATCAATGACAACATCTGATTTAGGTGTAAATTTATGGAGAAAATATTGGCGTTCGTCTGGAATGATAAACTCTCCAAAAGACTCATACGGGCCTTCAAATGTAGCCAACTTAGTCAAATTGTCAAGAAAGAGCCAAATCGATCCCTGGGTATCACATTCAAAACAATGTTCTGAGTGTAGAAAAGCATTAGAAGACGCTGATAAAATTAATACTCTTGGTAATATTATTTTTAGTATTGCTATATTTACACCATCAAATATTGTAAGATGTGTTTTAATTTTTAAAGGGTTTATTTTGAAGAAAATTTCAAGCAAAATGAAAAGCATTATAAAAGGGGAGGATAAGATCGAGTTAATAAAAGAGCGTTCTGTATCTGTTAATCAAGATTAAAATAAATTTGTGTAAAAAATCTGTTATCTGTCATCGTGCGGGCGACCATGATCCGTGAAGTCCTAGGGGCAATAATGTGGTGCTCCTGAGTTCCGCAATCAACAGCAAATTTCTTGCCGATAGAACGGCTAGTTCCGTCACCTCGTTGAGCACGTCGTGAACGATCACGAGCAGCCAGCCGTCGTCCTCTTCCTTAGAGTCAGGTCTAGGTGCGAAGATAGGTTCTCCCACGAAGCAGTCTGGATTCTTCGGAGTCCATGAAAGACATGTTCCGCTCTCGACGTCTATTTTCTGCACGGAATGAAAAGGAAAGAAAGGGTCACCGTCGATTAGGTTCGGTGATGCGGAACAGTAGATGTAACGCGTCTTCCGTCCCTCGAGAAACGGGTGTGTGGATGGAAAGTCACGGTGAATACGTGATCCATCCACTAACCACCGCGTCGCTAGGCCATACAGTGTGTCACCATTGCTGTATTCCAAGCCTGCCGACACGTCTAGACGCGTCTCGAATAGGAAGGGTCCCGCCTTATGGTCGTGCTCCATGAGATGTGTAGGATCAAACGTACCCTCTATGGGATCGAAGCCGTACTCCGAGCCCATTTTATAGTTGTCGAATGACGCCGATACTAGGAATACTGATCCGTCCTCTTCCTGGTAAGTGTTAGCGAAGTGGAAGGTCAACGTGTGGTTGCCAGTGTCGAAGACGAGAGTCTGGTTTGCTTTTCCTATCGGCCGAGGGACCAAGACAATGCGTGACTTCTCCTCAACGTCGGATACAACGGACCCTTTTCCGAGAATTGGGGTTGAGCCGAATACCGAACTTATATCTGCGGTGTACAAAACAGGATTTTCCTGGACCACATAGTAGTCTTCCGTGATTGCGAAGTCGTGGATGATTGATGAGTCGAAGGGCATGATGCTCTCCGTTCTCGACATAAGGGATCCATCGAGTCCGAATTCGTAAAATGTGTATGAAGACCCCACCGCGGAGAGACCCACGAGCATCGATGCATCTCCTTTGGTCCAAGTCTTAGTGTGGGCCAGGAGGGGGCGTAGACGACTCAGAGCACAGTCGGAGGTCTGCAAGTACGCTAGGTGTGTCCATGATTTAGTCGTGCTCAGCGTGTATGCATCTAGTGCGTGGGGTGGACCCATTTCCCATAAGGCTAGCAGCTGGCCTGGAGGCCACTCTACGATGCAAGTGTTTGCGACATTCTTTCTCCACATAGAAAGAGCATTGAATACGAGACCTAGTTTTCTCAGCGGTGGGAAGGGCAGCGAGAAGAATCCTCGGAATACGTTGAATCCGAAGAATGTCTCTACCTCGAATGCCCAGGTTTTTACGAAACGGCCCGTAAGATGAACACGCTGGCGTAAATGAGGATCGTCGGATGTGTACATAGCGTCGTGCTGAATTCTAAAGCTGCGCACGTATCCGTGACCATCTAAAGGATGTGCGCGACTGCCTACGTTTCCAACCTTGAGACGCGCTGGACCATTAACGTATAGAGTGCCTCTGAGATCATAGGGTAAGGAGCCACTTATAAGTAGAAGATCCTCATCGAGGTGGTCGTTCGGGTCTGCAAGTAATAACGCGGAGAGAGTATCCGCTGAGACTTTTGCGCACTGACTTCGCATGAGGACCTTCATATCATTTTTTCTCGGGACGATCCTTTCCAGAACCTTCTGCGGCATGATCAAAGCTGTAGCTGTTGAAAAAAAGCACATGAGCGAAACTCCGGTTGCATTCAATATGACGAAAAACTTATAAGAAGACATATTATTCAATGGAAGTAAAAAAAACATATTGATTTTCAGTCAACATGCCAAGTAAGGTTTACGTTGTAGGTTTTAGTTTTTGGATATAATCTTTCCAATTTTTTACAATGTCACTCAAACTCTCCAGAAGTTTGTCTAGCGAGTCAGTCATTAGTTTTGTTGTGGCATTTATATAGTCATCCGATTCAATGTATGAATCCGTGTCCGTTTCGATTAGTTTGATACGAAAAGCCAACGTATTTTCCAAGGGATGTGTTTCATGATATGACACGTGAGAAATCTCCTTATTGTAAAATAATTCGTACATCATCTCTTGAATCATATATCCAGTCGTAGCAGATTGCTTTTCAAAGACGAATTCGATTCCACGGAAGTTTTCAACCGTATTAATTTGGATATTATCTTCTGAAAGGTCAATCCGCATTTTAATGAGGAGTTTTTCGATACTAACGAAAGATTTCGTCACTATTTCGGTTGGAGAAACGAGACCAACGGA